CCTTCGAACTGTCCACCTTCGCCAAAGAGATAACCCATGGTGGCTACAATGGCGGCTATAGCAGCAAAAAATGTAGCCATAAGCCCTATTGCTATCAGTCCTTGCGGGAACGGCACCTTACTCAAGATCCATATCGCACCCGATATCGCCAAGAACACGCCCCCAAGAGCCCCTGCGGCAGCTAGTAGATTCTTCCATGGATACTCAGCAAGCGCCGCCAAGCTATAACAAGCAGCAATAAGTGGTATAGTGAGCGCCACCATCATAAGTGCACCTTCATGAGAAGCTGCTGCGAGTTTTCCTGCGGCACCAATAGCCAGCATTACTCCACCGAGCGCGATAGCCGCCACAAGAAGATTTTTCATAGGTACTGCCGACAGCACGGCAAGTCCTATGATAGCAACGCCTAGCGGGACCGTAAGAGCTAAGAGAGTCTTGGCATCTGCGCCCTGTGCAAACTTTATAGCCAGTACGATCTCGCCAAGCACAAGGGCTAGAGCTATAGCACCCTGACGTATTACGCTCCATGGTGTTACGCCAAGTATCAAAAGAGCTGGGACAAGTAGATCGATTGCTGTGGCCAGTCCTAAGAAAGCAGCAGCACCTTTTGGGCCTCCGAACTTGTTTGCCGCCGCTGCGGCTATGGCAAGCTCTGCCATAACGATGCCGATTGTAACCACGCCCTGCCTTACTTTTTCAACTGGGATTATTCCAAGTATCAGTATGGCAGGAACCAAGATTGCAACAGCCCCGGCCAAGCCTAAGAAAGCGGCAGCACCTTTAACTGAGCCAGCTATTCTGGCTGCAGCAGCTAATTCGGCCATCACCATGCCAACGTATCCAACACCGCTGAGGACTGTCTGCCATTTGGTTTTTCCAAGAATTATAATACTCGGAACCAACAGAGCTATTCCGATACCAAATTCTCGTACAGCTTTACCAAATTGCTGCATTTTGTTGCCACTGATAAACGACATGCTGCCAATGACTGCGAACATCCCGCCTATGGTTGTCAATACAACAAACAAGGCTTCGACCGATCTGTTCAAGTCTTCTGCTGGTATTTTGGAGAGCACGAACAAGCTCGCAGCAAGAGATCCAACAAGAATTGCTATGGATGTTATGATCTTAGCAACGCTGTCCCGTTTTAAATTCTTTCTTAAGTCGCTGAAATACCCACTAATCTGGCCAAACGCTCCACTTATCGAACCAAACATACCTTTAACGGCGTTAATAGTACCGGTTGCTGATTGTACCAAGGCGTCGACAGACTTTAAGAGTTTAAGAATTCTAAGTACTCCGACAAGGCCTAGAATCACTCTTGCGACTTTTTCAACATTGGCTAGAATATCATCGAAACCCATATTACTTAGTCTGTCTTTAAGCGTTTCGAGCATGGGAAGAAGACGATCGATAATTGTGGAGATGATACTTTTCGCTCCGCTGATGCTATCTCCGTTTGCCCCAACGAAAAGGGTTGCAAGAGAATCAGAAATATTCCCAAAAGAAAAGTCTCTAAAGAATCCAGTTATGCCTTCTTTTAATCTAGTAAATATATCTCCCAGGCTAAATATTCCGCCTTGTCCTATGGCTGCGGCAGTGCCTTTCCCCGTGATAAGATCCATAAAAGCCTGAAAACCTTTGGTTGCGGTTCCTGAAAGCCAACTAAAGAAATCGTGTAAAGGACCTTCTCCAGCCAGTGTCTCTTTTATGAAGTCTGCTATGTGTCCTGCAACTTTTCCGATCAATGTTCCAAGCTTGTCGAGCCAGGAAAAGTCGGGATTGAAATCACCAAAAGCTTCGAACTTCTCAATGATTTTATCGATTACCTTCTCGCCAAGTTCTTTTAGTGTATCTCGTAACTCAGAAAGCATAATCTGTAAACGTCTAAAGCCTTCTGTGTTTCTGACTCTCTCGGCGACATCTTTAACTTTGTTCTTGAACCGCTCGAACACGTCAGCGAGCTTAGAAACCACGCCCCGTAACGATGTTAAGAACTGCGTCCGCTTATTTGTTTCTTCAAGAGCAGCATTGGTATCCTTAAATCCTCCAATAAATTCTAGAAGCTTTTTACGAAGATTGGATACCGTACCCATCATGGTGAAGAAACGGTCAGCTACAAATGAAACTACAGACAAGCCGGCTTTAATAATGGAGAACAGCAATTTAAAGATGTTCTTCAAGCCATCCGCCTGCTCTTTATTCATGATAAGGCCTTCGGATAACTCTCTTAGCTTATCAGAAAGTCCCGACACCCCTTTAAATATAGGTCCTGAAAAAACATCTTGGAAAGCGCTATGAACAACGCTTCCAACCTGACCAAAAGCCTTAACAACATTTCTTATTATACTTAAGAAATTATCGAGCGCATTTGATTTATAAGCTTCGTTTAGTTCGTGCTGTTCCTCTTTGAGTTTCTCAGTTGCCCATTTCTGTTTGAGTGTGGCGTCAGTCAGGTTCTCTTCCTGAACTTCGTATCTGAACGAACAACCAAGAAGCTCATTTACTTTATTTTGAACTCTTTCATATGAATATCCGAGAGCCTCAAGAGCTTGACGTCTCTCTTCGCCATTGCCGTAGTCACCACGAATGACCTTCTGAGCCATTTCGTCGATGTCGCTCATCGCATCTGTTACTACTTCGGCCGATTCCTTAGCAGTCTCGGAATCTTTCTCGAAAGTTCCTACGAATTTACCGAGTTTCTCGTTAAGTCCGTTAAGAAAGCTTACTGCTTTTTCTGTCGCAGAAGTTAGACCGGTATTAAGCGCATCAATAAAAGGCTGCAAGGCAACGTGAACATTGTCGATGATCGGTCTTAACGCGTTGAATATGTCGCGAAGGTTGGTAAGAGCCGGAGTTGCTACATCAGCACCGATTCGAGACAGAGCTGCTCTCATATTCGCTAATGAACCAGTAAAAGTCTCGTTTGCCTTTAATGCATGTTCGCCGAAAGCCTCAGCCATACCGGAAGCAAACTGTTCGAAACTTATTTCACCCTTGGTGACCATATCACGGAACTCGGCTTCGGTGATACCCATCTGCTTCGATAGTGTAGCGGCTACGTTAACACCTCGTGTAGCAAACTGCAGGAGCTGGTCGCCCATAAGACGACCCTGACCTGCGACAGTAGTAAAGATTCGGCCTATATCTTCATAAGATCCGCCGGTCATCGCCGCCGCGCCGGCTACACCTTTAAGATACTTAAGCATCTTATCTGAGTCTTCGATACCGGTTGCTACAAGCTGAGAAGCGACTTTTGCCGCATCGTCAAGGCCGTACGCAGTACCCTTAACTGACGTACTAACCGACTCCATTATGGCTTCGATCTTCTTGGCACCTTCCTCAGTTTCGCCAAGCAAACCGCGCATCTGGAAGTTCGCCTGTTCAAGCTTTAATGCTCTACTCCAGCCACCGCTGGCAATTTGGTTAGGAATAGCAGTAAGAAGATTCCTAGCTAATCCCATGGCAGAATCGGTGAGGTTTTCCAGAACTCTCTTACCAATTACACCAAGAGCCGAAAACTTAGTAGTGACTGTTCCTATGGCTTCTCCGACCTTGGAAAGAGAAAATGTTTTGGCACTATCTGAAATTAACTTCAACCCGTGACTTGCGCCCTCGAGCTTGAGGTTCTCTTTTAATTTCTGCAAAGTCTCGTTAGACTGTGCTACATTCTTTTCGAAATTGCTATTGTCAAACTCGAGTACGACAATACGTTTATCTGTAGAACTCATAACTTAGTTACCTCTCTCCAGACACTCTCGGCTATTTCGTCAAAGACCGGTTGAATTGCCGGAGAAATATAGTGTCTACCTTGTACATATCCACCGTTTCTGGTTCCGTGACCGTAATCGATGAGAATGGCAATCGGTATACCGTTTTTAGTTAGGTTGTCATTAGTCCAATAAATGGCTATTTGACCATCAGTCTGTTCGATTTTGTAATCCCAAGAACTGGCAGTTTTTCCAGTCCTGATAGGGGTGTACATGGCAAGCATGGTGGCTCCAAGCACGCCATACTTATTCAGCTCTTTGTAAATCTGGTTAGTTTTAATTCGTTTAAAGAACTTTTCTGTATGCGTGAAATCGCCTTTTTGTTTAATGCCTATCATGTTTTATCCCCTCGAATGGCTCCTGGATTTCCTTGCAGCATTAAGCTTATTACGCCTTGCATACTGCTCGTTTCTGCTCATCTTCTTTTGTTTCTTACTCTTCTCATCGCATACTTTGATAAGGGTGATAAGACGGTTTAAATGCCATTTCTGACACTCAAACGGAATGTTGAACGTGATCATCCAGAAATAGATTATTTCTGAAGTAATGATTGGTTGAGACTTACCCTTCTGATCTTCCTCGTTCGAAAACCACGTCGCTGTCATCGGATCCTGAATATAGTCCGCTATTTTTTTCGCTTCTGATTCAGGAATGCAGTA